TCTTCAACCAATCCTTTCTTTCTTTAGCCACAACCACCGATTCGCATACCCTTTCCAACATTTCCTTCTGGTTTTTATTCAGCCGCTTTTTCTTAAATACCTTTTTCGCTTCAGCAGTAATAGAGACATAAAGCTGGTCGGCATTATCCACTGTCTCCTTTATGTTTTTAAGCGAGTAGGTGGCTTTATTGAAAGTTTTAGCTCCCGGTGGCCTTCCCGGACGCCCAGCGCTCTTGGCCGCATCCTTATTCCCTTCATATTGCCGACGTTTCTCTAAAAGCTTTGCGCCTTCCGGATGTCGAATTTCTTCTATTTCCTCCTCCTCCTCGAAGTCCATAGGAACCGGTGTCCCACCTACAATAGGATTGTAATATCCTTTTTGACGATCCTCCACAAACTTCTCTTGAGCCTCGTCGAGTTCCTTCGGGGTAGGGAACACCCCTGTTTCAATAACCTTGATTCCTTCGTTCGGCGGTAATACACCCAACTCCATCATGCGAGTAATAACTCTTTGCACTTGAGTTTGGTCTTGCAGGTCAATGGTCTCAAATTTAGCCGTTGGCGTACTTTTGAAGCCGTAATTTTTACAAAGTTGTTTTATCTCCGGCTGCAAAAAGGTGTTTAAAAAGGCGTCGCGAGACTCCTTAAGTCTCTGTAAAAACATTTGGGCTTTAACTTCTGTGCTTGCAAATTTTTCTTGATTCAGAATAATGTTCTGTAATCCTTCTTTAATATCTTGGTTGACCACTTCGTATTTTGCGGGACCAATAACTCTTTGAATATCAGGAATGATAAATTCCGCCTTAGTTGTATAATCGCTCACAAGAATGCGTCCCACGCTTTGGTTTTGAAAAAGAGACTGCATAGCTCTTATATTCCGGGGGTTAACTCCCCCTTTGTCCGGCGTCGTCCCCATGGTGATCATAAGAACCACATTTTCTATAGTACGACAAATGGATTGATCAATTTTTTTCATTTCCATCTTAAACTCTATATCGTCTAAAACCGGAAAACCAAAAGGAATGGCAAATGGTTCGTAGTCCTGCTTCTTATAAAAAGCATACTTTAGTCTTTTGGGGTCAAGGTCCACCCTCAATCCGCTCATTGACCAAGAATCATTCTTGATTTTCCTTTGGATATCAGGATCTAACGCTTCGTATAACTCTACATCTTCGTCTGTCTTAGGATTCTTAAGTCTTTCTGCTTCGTACTCACTTAACACTTTCGCATATAGCCCTATATCAAAAGAGGTAGCACGTTTAGCCACTATGTCAAAAGGATTTAAAAGTATATAACGAACTGGCAACTTATTAGTCTTCAAGCTTAACCCCAAATTTCTTACTTTAGAAAAATCTTCAACATTTATTTTACCCTCAATGGTGTACAAAAACACATTGCCACTTCTATAAAACTCTCTAAAAAACTGATCCTTTAAATTCCAAATTTTAATTTTCTTCAACCACGCATTAACAAAGGCCCTAGACTTCGCGTTTCCCCCTTCAAGGTACATGGTCGAATTAGCAAAATCAGCCATCATATCAATAGCGTTTCTAAAGACCGCTATATTGCAATAAGCCTTTTGGGCAAGCTCTATAGCGTCTCGAACATTAACTCCATCTAAAGCGTATTCATAGGGCAACATTCCTGCCCGAATGTTGGCGTACTTAAACAGCTTTGGGGCAATAGCAATGTTATTGCGACGAGTGCCCGTGCTCGCACTAGGCCCTCCTGCACGAGCATACGCCTTAGACTCATAATTATAAAAAGACTCCCCTATCAGCTCTGGTTTATAATTAGGCATAGTACCTCCTTGGGTATACGAGAACTCTTCAGCTCTTCGCTCCTCTTGGGCTTTGAACTTATTCCAATAATCTGATCTTTTGGTATATCTTCTTTTTTCGGCCATGTTAAAAATAAATTACACTTAAAGTTAATAAAGTGACTTTGAAAGTTACTTCCTCTACATTATAAACTCTGGGACAAAGGTTTCTATAACATCTTCAACCTTGTGCTCTTGAGCGTCCAAATAGACTTTGGCCATCCAATTGGCCAAAACAAGAGCTGAATAAGAGTCTTTGCGCGCTTTATCTGGCCCTGTTTGCCTGCGTAAATTAGGAGGTAAATCAAAGGTTTGAGTTCCCTGTGCTGTGGTGGTTATTTGTATTAAAGCACATTCGTTTTTAGTAAGGTCAATCATATCAGATTGATGCTCTATGAAATCAATCATTTTAGCAGCTGGGCTTTGCTTTAATTCTTCAGCTGCACGTAAAAACTTGATATCTGCTATAGGAATATTTTTGCGTCTTTGCCTCATATAAGAATCGTCTATGGCCCGACTCCCGAAATACAACCTGTGATGATCAAAATTGGCTTGCAATAATTCGTTAGCTTGTCTTATCCAATTACTCGTAGGCTTTCTTAGAATTACGTGCTTATGCTTGTCCTTGTCATACTGCTGCTTGTAAGATTTTAAATCGTTTTGATATTCTTCGGGTTTGTCAAGTCCCACTTCAATGGTTTGGAGTTTAATTTTTTTTCGTTTAAAGGCCTCACTTTCGTTACACGCTTGCATAAACTGCACTCCCCCATTATAGTCTCCACATATTGCCACGACGTTGAAGTTATCCAAACAAAACAAAAAATAATTTATGTGATTTTTTAACGAGGTTCCTGACAACGCATAACTATGAACCAAAGTAGCTTTATGGGTATCCCTATGGAGTTTCACAATTTGGATTGCAAAATCATCCGAACTTTCTGTTTGTGACCACGAAGGGTCAAAAGCCAAAATATACTCACTGTCGGGGTCTCCCTGCACCTCTATGCAAGGCAACTCCCCGTCGGACACTGTACATAATGCCATTTTACTAGTTTTAAAATAACCAGAACTATCGTCTGTAAACAGAGCCCCGAACTCTCGCTCAAACTGAGACTGACTCATCGTTGCTTTGGCTTGAGTAATTAAATTCTGATCATACAGTTGCTCTGGAGCGCAATCATAACTATACTGCATCACACAACGCGAAGCTTTGTCTTTTTGTTTAGGCTCCGCTATCAGGTTTTCGAACTGAGTGTATAGTTTGTAAAGATATTCAAACTTATAAGAAGCCGACGACAATGCCACTAATTTATTATTTGGCCATACGTGGCGCTCTCCCTCCGTCATCTTGTTCTCTTTTATAAGAAGGCTTTCCAATTTAAAAAGATCGTCCCGCTGAGTAGGATTTTCCACTACGGCTAAAAACGGCACAATAACTTCGTTGTAAATTCTTTCGGGCATCAAAGCGAACTCATCAATAATTATTCTATGAAAACGAAACCCACGAAGTTTTTCTCCGTCTCCCAACGGAAGAGCCCGAATGCGACTAGCTCCAATTTCCATCAACCATTCGTCGTTGCTCTTTGATGTCTTTGTTATACATTGTCTAAAAAGGACAGCATCAGGCTTGTTTGCTATATCCTCAATTTTCCTAAAAATCATCTTTGCCTGTCTAAACGATTTGGACAATATACCTATCTCTACCCCTTGGTTCAACACCGCATCTAAAGCAGCGAACACCCCGGTAGTGAAGGACTTCGACATGCCACGAGCCCACACTCCTAAAAAATAATCCGTTTCAAACATGGACTTGATAGCCATATGTTGGAACGGAAAAAGCTTAACCCCTAAAACCAAATCAGTAGTAAAGGTTATATTGTTTCTTAAAAATTCATAAAGTGCTATCTTGGCTTCCTTTTCTTCTAGAAAACCTTCGATCTCCAGCATCTCCTTGTTGTCACGAAGTGTGGCCCCAACACGCTTTTGTTTTCCTTTAAGCCAACTCATTTTTTTGATCTAAAAAATATTGTATGTCAGTGCTCCAAATACTTTTACCTGCTATAAGTACGCGAGGAATGAGTTTAGCCGCCTGTTCTCGATTTCCCGCAAAAACAAATTGGCACGACCTAGGGTAGGCGTGAGAAATATCTTTAATTTGCCTTAAGGTGTAATCTATATTAGACCGTCGGTTGAATATTTTATTTTCCTTGATTATTTTTTCAATACTAGATTCTATAATCACAAATAAGTATGCATCCATTTCTTGCGCTCTTTCTATTTCCCTTTTGAATCTATCTATATTGTGTTTGGCTACGGTTCCTTGTAAATCGTTTCCTGATTTACGGTCTACGAAAGTATAATTATAATGCTCTCCTAAAGCAGTATAATCTCCGATATCTAATTTAAGGGTTTCACTTTCACACCCTTCAAATTTTAACGGCTTTTGTTCACGAGTATCTACCGCGATGGTCAAATCGCTGGGCAACCCCATGGTAAAGAAATTTTTAGGAATGTTTTTATTATACAGGGGATCACACCCTATTTTTTCACAAGCCGCATTATAGCTGCCGAACAGTTTACGGTAGATGGCAATAGATGGCAAAAAAGAGTTTTTTGTCTCTAAATGAAAAGGGCCGTACTGTCTTTGTTTTTTTAAATGTCTTTTTTCCAGCAAAGAGAGGGCGTACTCTTTAACTTCATCCGCAGGGTTCTCTTTGCACCATTTTAGTAATTGTTGCTTGGTGGAGAAATCTCTTTCAAAGTATTCTTCATATCTTTTAAAAGGCAACGGGTCTCCGGTAAGCTTATTTATGCGAGGGTGATACTTTGTGTAGTACGACGCTAAGTTCAAGCCGTGTTGTTTTAGGTGCTTATGCAAAGACCCCCTGCTTGTAAATTCTTTTTTACATTCAGCGCAAGGGAAAATTATGGTGCATATCCGTTCCATTATATTGCGTCCTCCTTACTAATCCCTAATACCCGAGCTTTCCAGTCGGGCATTTTTTCTACCCTATCTGCCTCCTGTTGCACTGTTTTCTTTTGCATCTCGGCCATTTTTATCATCAATTTCCTTTCTTCTTCGTCCTGAAAAAGCTGAACCAATGAAATGATGGAGGCGTTTCTTTGCACTTGATTAGCCACCCTCTTAGCTCTTTCCCCATTTAATTTGGCTAACATCTTATCAACACGATTGACGCATTGATTATACTCCTCCGCTTTGGTCTTAAGCATTTCGGTAAGTCTCATCGTTAAGTCGTGTTGACCCTCCGTATCGTCAAACATTAAATTTAGTTTTTGTTTTTGTTGTTCGATTTCTTTCAGGTTAACATAGTCCATACATACATTCACATATAAATTTAATTCATCAGAAGTTAAATCCGGTTTGTCCCATGTACTTCGAATATATTCCGACTCAAAAAGATCTCTGCTTTGTTTTGTTATGTAAGAGCTTATAACCTGAACAAATCGCGGGGCATTTAAATAGGTGATTAATTTTTCTACACACTTGCGATCTTGTAAATTCATTTTGTTTATCTCGAACTCTTTTGAAGCAACTTTATTTAATCTCTTGAGGGCGGTAGATAAAATCTGAGGGGGGGTATATTTTTCTCCAGCTGCATCATCCCGCATATTAACGGTCGCTCGAAACTCTTTAGAAATATACTCACACAAAGCTCTGAATTTGTCCGTCTCAGGGAAGCCTTTACTTTCAGCGTCTTTAGGCCAAAGTAATTGTCCTACCTCTAATTTGGTCATCTCCGCGCAGTAATGCTGTTTAACAAAAGATTTTTCATCGTCATTTAAAAAATGTTTTACTACCCTTTTTTTGACTTTGGTTTTATAGCTCAACCCCTTCTCTATCCAATATTTTCGGAGAGCTCTTCCACGAACGGTACTGCCCTTTTCGTTTTCGTCATTAAAAAGTTTTTTGGTAACCGCGCTTAAGTCTCCGTCGAGCTCTTCAAATAATTTAAGGCTCTTTTCTTTTTCTTCTGGTTTTAAAGTGTACTCTTTCATTCAAAAAATATATCTGTTTCGTTGCATATTTTTTTTGCAATCCTTTTGTAAAAATTTTTTAAGTTCTTGATTTGCTTATAACCAGCCTTCCTTCCTTTTTCGTTGCTTTTGTAGCCCAACACTTTCGCAACAGTCTCTTCTTCAATGTGATCAATGAAGAGCATTTTATAAATAATATAATGGCGGTCGTTCAAAAACTGACGCATTCGTAAGTGCATCGACAATACCGCGCCCCCAATATCATAATGATCCTCCGGAAGGGTGCACCGGTCGTAAATATTTGTT